TCGAATAAGTCGCCTTCGGGGTTGTGGTTCCTGTTTCATAGAAATAGGCTTTTGCGGCAATATGCGGTGAGCCGTTGCCGTCAGAAAGCTGTTGGCCGGAAAGCCAGAAGAGTTGAGCCATGGGGCGTGTCCTGAATGTTTATTGCGAAACGACGGGCTGCACGACGCCGGACTGAACAAGCCCCGTCTGCACAGCGGCATTGCGGGCAGTTCCTTCGCGGGCGCGGCGGTAGGCTGCTTCCACAACGTCCATGACCCGCTGGATTTGCTGCGGGTCGTTGGTTGTCAGCATTTCGGCAAGTTTGGCCTTGGTGCGCTCGTTCAACAGGCTGACAGGCCCGTCCTGAAGCCGCTGCATGAGATTGCGCACGACGCCCGCGCGTCCACCAGTTACAGCCGACGCGATAATGTTTTCAGCCGGAACCCCGCCTTGAATTGAAGCGTCAAGGTCTTGCGCAGCAATTTGGCGCTGCGCCGTCGCACTGTTCTGCAATTCACTGTAGGTTCTATATTGGCGGCTGCGCCCAACCATGCGCGCCATGAAAGCCTGATAATCCTGCGGGTCGTCAAAAATTGCTTGTAGCTTCTGCTGTATGTCTGGCCTGTTTATAAACTTTGCAGCAGCGTTGCCGGTGCGCCCGACGCGCCCGACAGTGTCTCGCATGGTTTGGGCAACACCCGCCCGAAACGCTTGCTTTTCGCTTTCACTGGTCAGCCGCGCGAGATAGTCGGCAATGTCTTCCGGTCCCATTTCCTTGCTAAGGACGCTCTTGCCTTGTTCAAGCGCATTCAGAACCGCCGAATTACCCGCAAAGTTGTTGCGCGCTTCGCCGTAAAGCCCGCCCGTAGCGTTGTCCAATTCGTCCAGAAGCGTTTTTTGCATGGTCAGAAGGGAACGAGCCTGACCCTTTTCGCCAGCGCGAACAGCCGCGCCAATCATGTCGTCAATGCCCTGCTTCGCCTGGTGCCAAACTTCGACAGGCAGCGGCTTGGACAAATCAAGTTTGAACTCTGGCGGCAACCGACCCTCTTGCTTGGCCATGTTAAGGCCACGCTGCAACGCTGTTTTCATGGCCGGAATGCCGCCAAGCGTGCGCAGCCTGTCGCTGACGATATCGCCGACTTTAAACGCGCGGTCATAGAGCGGCTTCGCCTCTTCGGCACGCCGGGTTATCATGGCCTGTCCCGCCCGCTTGGCACTGACGGACGGAGAAACCAGCCGCGAGATATCGTCGAACAGGTCAGCCCATTGACCGCCCCCAGCTTGACCCAAAAGGGGGTCCCCCTCCTGCCGCGTCCGCAGGAAGTCGCCGACAATCTGCCGCCCCCGTCCGGGGGACCGGGCAACAGCCCCGGTCAGTGAGGTCAGTTCGTCCGACAGGTCGGCCAACGTGGCGTTGTTGATACCCTTGGCTTGCATGTCACCAAAGCTGGACACATTGCCGGGGCGCATATCAGACCGCGTCATGGCCTGCCCCAAGACTTCACCCGCCCGCCGTTCGGCGTTCACAGTGCCAGGGGCAAGGCGTGACTGAATCAAGCGACCCGTGCCGCTTAGGCCCGCTGCGGCGACAGGAACGGCAACGCCAAGGGTGCCGCCGACAACGCCGCCAACTGCTGCCTTTGCGGCCCTGTTGCCAACCCCGCCTTCGCCCGCAAGGAACCCGGTTCCGGCACCACCCGCCGTCCCAGCAATACCCGAACGCAACACGTTCTGGCCGAGTGTCTGGGCCGTTCCAATGCCAAGGCGCGGGGCCGCTGCAATGGCGCTTGCGACACCACCAGCAACCTTCAGTCCGGTCGAAAGCACGGGGGCGCTGTTGTCCAAATACCTGTCGCGCGCGCGCTGGTAGTCTAGATTTTCCTGATAGTCGCCAGTTAGACCGCCGAGGGTGTTGAGGTAGGCACTGGCCTCGTCCAATCCCTCGCCAATACCAAGCGTGCCGCGCGCAAGCCCTCGAATTGTATCGTCAAGCGCAAGGCCGAAGCCGCCTTCCTGCTGCTCGCGCGCAACGTAGGCGTCTGCAATGCCAGCCAGCGTTTGGTCGTCTGCGCCAGCCTTCCTTGCCTTCTGGTACGCGGCTTGAATGTCTTTCAGGCCCATACCCTGAAACGGATTTCGGGGCCGCGTCTGTTGCGCGGGGTCGTTGACAGGAATGCCGCCAAACCGCGATTGCGATTGCGTCGAGCCTGCTTCGGCTTCGACCGGAATGCCACCGAATTTGCTCATGGTTTGCGATACCTTTTCCCGTCCTGCTCCATGTACAAAGCGCCAGACGGCAATGCGTCAAATTCTTGTTTGGTCGTAATGCGCGGAATACTTGTTTGAGCGCCGGGATTGGCAGCTCTGGCCGGTGGCGGCGGCCCCAAATTTTCAGGCGGAACAATGCCCATGGTCTCAAGTGCCGCCAAGTTGCTCATGCCACTGCGCATGCTGGACAAAAACTGATTTCGCGCGCCTTGCTTCAGTGCGATAGTGTCCTTGTCATCCCCCGGAGCCGGGATGAAAATGTCAGAATAAAAGTCAAATTCTTGTGGCGTGACAGCGGCACCAGTATCTTTGCGCAGCACTGCCGCAATGAAATTCTTTGCGACTTGCATGGCTTGGCGAGAATTGTCGCTCTGCGCAAGGTTTCCGACAATCGGTACTGACCGCGTTATGCCCTGCTTCAGGCTAGTCAACGCCTGTACCCGTTCGTCTGTAAATTCTGTGCTTGCGGCGAGGGCGCGATTGTAAAAGTTGATGTCTTTGGACTGGCCCTCTGTCAGCTTGATATTGGGGCGCGGCGGGTCTTGTGGTCCAGTAAGCATAGGGGCACCAGGTGCAGCACTAGCACCACCACCACTTGCCGCCGCATAACGCTGCGAAGCCAAGGCGCGGGCAGCGCGGCCCCTGTCTTGTTCGGTGCCAATCTGTGCCTGCTTCAGCCGAAGGTCCAATTCCTTTAGGGTCTGGCCCGTCTGCAACTTAATGCGCGGAATGTCGGCCATGGTGATTTGCGCCACGTCTTCCGGCTTGCCGCCGAAGGTGGTCAAATACCGCTGCTTGGCAATCTCAAGCGTTTGTGGATTGCGTTCGTCCACGCCTGCCAGAATCTCGTTCATGGCCGCGCCACGACGAAGCGCCATATCAAGTTGGCCCGCGTCCATATCGAACTGAAACCGCTGTTCGGACATTTGGTCCGCACGGTCCTGCCGCATGCGCTGGCGTTCGGCTTCCTTCTGCGCTTCCTGGCGTTCAAGGCCGGACTGATAGGCATTCAGGAAGTTGCCGACAATGTTGGGCTGCATGAGTTCTGCCATTAAATCCCCCACATGTAAGGCGTCGAGCCAGCAGCGGCAGGCGGCTTATCAAACCACCCGCCCTTGTAAGCCCCGTATGCCTGCGCGCCTTGGCTCAGTGCGTTGTTGATACTGTTGCCCATGTTGATGTAGCCCTGCGCCCGTGCATTGCCCGCAGCCTGATACGCATTGGCCTGACCAGCGGCGGCGTTCTGTCCGAAGTTGCCCGTCTGCGCGGCGGCGTTCTGGCCCGTATCCACCATGCCGCCCAAGCGGCTGAGGTAGTTGTTGAAGTCGCCCAGATAAAGCTGGCCCGTGCGGTCGCCGATTTCCTGCGCGGTCGCGCCCGAGAACAGGCCCCCGCGTGCCGCGCGCGAAGCGTCTACAGCGCCGACCGTGTCCTGTACCATGCGGGCGAGGAACGGGCTTTGCGTGTAGCCCTTAAGGGCTGCCTGATAGGCGTCCGGCCCCCCCATGCCAAGCAAGTCACCATAGCGGCCCAAGGCGGTAGCACCCGTGTCACGATAGGGTGCAAGGTCGGCGCGTGTCTGCTGGTACATGCGCTCCTGCACGTCCGCCGCCTGCTGCGCGGCGCGGCTTTGGGCCTTGGCGGCCTTGTTGCCAGCGTAAACACTGGCCCCCGCGCCGACTACGGCACTTCCAACGATTGCACCTACTGGCATGGCAACACCTCAAAATCTGTTCGGTCGTCTGTAATCTTCAAGCGGCTTTCGCCCATGTCCAAAATCAGCGGGTCGTGGCTTTCAATCAATATCGGCATGTAGCCCGCAAACATGGCCCAGCGATTGTAAAGCAGGCATGCCTTGCCCACTTGCCCCGCCCCTATCATGGCGCAGCAAGCGCCCACCCGCTTGTCATGCTCCGCGTCGTCGGCATGTGGGTCGTCGCGCTTCGTGCGCGCGTCGAGCCGGTCATGGAACGACTTGCCCAAATCTTCCAGCCACGTTGCGCGCCTTATCCAGTCTGGATACCGCAGCGCATGGAAACTGGCCCCGATACGAATGCCATTGCGCACGAACAAGTCGTCGCGCCGGAAGTCCTGCACGAAGCCCATGTGCCGGGGCGGATGAGCCAAGGGGTTGTCGTCCGGGGCCACCGTCAGGATTTCAAGGCAGTCCGTCTGCACGAACATGAAGTCCGCCGCGTCATGGGCCGCAAGCAGCGCATGCCGCCCGCGCCCTTCCCTTCGGAAGAACGTATGCAACTGATAGACGCCGGGTTCCTGCCGGATAAACAGGAAGCCCCCGTGTGGCGTTGTCAGCAATACGTTGCCATTCACGCCCACATGCGGTGCCAGGTCGATTGACGTGGTGCCGTCAAATGCCACCAAGGGCAGGACTTCAGGGTCGTTCAGGACTTCATTGGCAAAGGTGGCGTCGGTCGATAGCTGGACAATGCGCTGCCGCTTCACCGCACCCTCACGATAAAGCCAACGTCATTGGGAATGGTCACGGTCGTGGCTGTGGTGACATAGGCCGCGTCCGTCTGGGCATAGTCCCAGAGGTCGGGGTAATCCGCCTTGCTGACCGTCTGCCCGGTCTTCGTCAGAAAGCGCGCGTTGGGCGTGCCTGCATACTTGATAGACCCGCCCACCGGAATAAGGCTTTCCTCATAGTCCAGAATGGCCTGAAGGAAGCCCAAGACTTCGCGGTCGTCCCCGTGCAGCTTTGCCGGCACGTTGGGCCTGACGCGGCGCACCATGGGTTCAGTATCCGTCCAGCATACGTTGACGGGCCTGCATGCGCGCGGCGTCGTCCATGCGCAGCATGATACGCTGGTTATTCATTGCCATGTTGCCCGCCCCCCCGGCCATGGCCGCGCGGGGGTCCTGCCCGCGCTCCCGCCCAAACAATGCAAGGAAATTCTGGAAGGGTGACGATTGCGGGCGCGGCATGGGCTGCGTGTTCGGCATGACACCCCGCGCGCGCGCAATGTAATCACGAATGCTTTCGGGCTGGGGCTGGGCCGCGCCTTGCGGAAGCGACCCCATAAGCGCCTGGCGTTCGGCTTCCCGCTGCTGCTGGTAGTACGCTTCCAGTTCCGCTTCCTTCTGCATGGCCTTGAGGCGCTGCACGTCATTGGCGTTGATACCGCCCTGACCGTTGCCCAGTTTTGAAAGCATGTTCGTCATCAGTTCGTTCCTACCTGAATGTCTGCCCACGCGCCCAAGAACACGGCCTTCACCGGGTCGGACACGCGAAAGCGAATAATGCGGTGACGATAGCTGCCGCAGCCAAACCACACCGCGCGCCATTTGTTTTGCCCCACTGGCCCCATGGACGTAGCGCGCGGGTCAGACCACGTCCGCCCGCCGTCGTCCGAGTAGCACACGAGCACCTGAGGGTTAGACCCCTGCCCCGTCACCAAACCCACACCGGCTTCGATATCAAGTTCGAGACGTGACATGAATGCACGCCTGCCGTCGTGGTGCAGTTGCAGGCTGGTGGCTTCTCGGACGAGGCCCATGCCCCCTTCGGAATAGCTTTCGGCCAAGAGTTCGTAGAGGTTCCCGTCGCTCGAGCCGACCACCTGACGCTGGCCGTTCAAGGTCAGGTTGCGCGCGTCCCAGCCGCCCGTCGCGTCCGACCCCATGGGCCAGGTGCCTGACTTCCGGTAGGACCACAGGTTGGTTGATATGTCCCACGCAAAGGACCATTCGTTGGGCAAGGTCAGCACATAAAACAAATGCCCGCGCTGCTGGTAGGTGAAGGCACTGAGTGCCGACAGGTCGGACACCTGTTCCAGATAGTTGTCGATTTCCGGCGGGCTAATCTTGCGCGGCGCATAACCTTCGGCGCGATAGACGCTGACCCCGCCGGCGCGTCCGTCACGCCCGACCCATGTCAGACCACTATCAACGACCACAGCCGTGTCACGGGCAACGCAGCCAATATTGGCCGCAGCCGTTGCGGTCTTGGCGAAGGCATTCGCCCCGCTGTCGCCGGTCGGCCCCCACCATTCAACGGAGCGTGAGCCCAGCAGTGCCACGTCATTGGCGACCGCACGAATGGCAACGAGATTGTCGCTTTCCGCTTCACCCGTGGCGAAGTTGTTGGCCGGGAACGTCGTGTCGTTGATTAGCTTCCAGCGAAAGCGCCCGGAGTTCGCAACCGAAATCAGCGAATAGCTGGCAATCGACGTGCAGCTTGACGCCTGTTCGAACCCACCCCCTGAATGCTCACTCAAGGCCAAGGTCGGCACGTCAAACTGGTAGGATTTGATTTCGCCGACGATATCAATCTGCGCGCCGTTGTAGGCCATGTCGACCGGCAGGCTGCCTTCAATGGTGCCGAGTGCCGTGGTTGAACCACTTCCGGTCACCGCGTGCAGGGTCGTCCCGACCACCACGTAATGCTGGTCGCCCGCCGTGATTTGCCCCCGCACTTGCCCCCCGCCAATCGTGGCGAAAAGATTGCGTGTCGGTGTGCCATAGCAGACAAAGTCCGTGCGCCCTTCGCCTTCGACCGGCTCGCCATACATGTTGACGAGCGAGGTCATGCCCGCCGATTTCGACCGACCGACATTGAAGGCTCGCCCGAAGGGCACGCGGATACGGGGCATTAGGACCAAATCACCTGAATGTAGCCATTGAACCCGGCGTCATTGGCGGTCGAAGCAAAAGCCCCGTCGCCCGGACTGCCACCCGTCGTCCCGGCCAAGGCCCCGGAGAATGTCGCCCCGCCCGCCCTTCCCGGCGTGCCCGCTGCTTCTTCACCGGGCGGCGTGGCCACATAGCCCGAACCGCTTTCGCCCGTGATATTGGTGTCCCCGCCTGAGGCCGTCCCACCAGTTCCGTCCGCAAGGCTGGTGCCTTTGTTCCCGCCATTGCACGTCACCGACACGGCAGAGCCGTTCAGGGTTCCCGATACGGTCGTATTGCCACCATTATTGCTGGCTGACCCTGACCCTATCGCAACGGTGAGCGTGGTTCCCCACTCACCGGCCAGAACCGCACGCGTGAGATAGGCAAAGCCACCCCCGCCGCCGGCAGACCCGTCAACAGGCGACACACGACCAAAAGCGGCCCCACCAGCCGCCTGCGCCCATATCTGCACCGTCGTTGCCCCATTGGGAATGGTAATCGACGTGGTGCCGGGGAAGTAGAGTTCGCCCATGTTGAACGGCTGGCCGGTAATGACGACGCCCGTCATGAAGACAATCCGGTGCTGCCGGTGATTATCCAGGTATTGGTCGCCACCTTGCGCAAGGTTGCGCTGTTGCCGCGCGCCAGCGTGCGGGTGGCCGGGTCTGCACCCAGCGTGCCCACCCCGTCACCGCGTACAATGATGACACTTGCGCCCTTCGCAATCGTGACCGTGGTGGCTGTGGTTGAACCGCCATTCGTATTATCCAGCAGAATGGCCGTGCCAATCGGGAAGGCCACCGTCGCATTCGCCGGCACCGTCCACGTCTGGGCCGTGTTGTCGCCCTTATAGACCACCTTGCCCGCGTCACTGAGGGCCAGCGTGTAGCCGGTGCCACCCGTGCGGGTGTTAAGCGGTGTGCCGCGAAAACCGACAGATTTTTCTGTCGCGGGGCCGGTGTCGGTCGTGTCAACGTCGCCGGTCGTGCTGTTCTTGACCACACCCATGTCAGGGCACCGAGACAAGGTTGGAGAAAATGCCGGTCGGCGAACCCGTAATCAGCACGCGCACTTCAGCGTCGGCCCCGAGTGTCACTTCAAGGAACCCGTTCGCCGTGAGGCTCGCCCCCGTGATATTCGTCGCCGTGCCGTTGGCGTTCTTCGCCTGAAGCTGCAAGGTCGCCGCGTTGAACGTGCCTTCCGCTTCCCAAATGTAGTCACCACCCTTGACGGTGACATAGTTCCCCGTCGCCGCAGCGTTGCTCAGTAGCGTCAGGTTTTCGATAAAGTAGGTATTCATGGACATTGCGTGTGTTCCTTCAGAAATAGTCCGTGACCACGGGTTCCTTGGCTGAACGCTGGCTGACATGCCGTTCAAGCAGGCGATAGCCCGTATCGCCCAAGGCATAGGGGATTTCGCTGCCCGGCCCGCGCCCATAGATTTCCGCGCATTGACCCGCAATCACTTGCGCGTAAGGAAGCGCAGCCGCGTCGGGAATGGCACTGTCAATCCAGTACACCAGACCCTCTTCAATCAGCCATGCCCGCACCTTGTCGGCCCGCCGTTCAATGCGGTCCCGGTCGTCTGCCGACAACGCCTGACCCGGACCAATCAGGCCCAGTTCCTCGCCGACCAACTGATAAAGGTCTGTGTTCGTGATTGTCATTCGCCAGCCTCGTCAGCCACGACCTTGCGGGGCCGTCCGCGCTTGGGCTTCGGCGCGTCGAAGACGTTCTCGACCATGACCGTGTCAGCCTCTTCGTCCATGGCTTCGAAAAGCGGGTGTCCCTTCAGCTTGGCAATGGCCGCAGGGTCAGTGACGACCACCCACACACCGACCGGGAATGTGTACCCGTACGCACGGGTTTCCGCTGGCACGTCGTCTGGCTTCAAATAGCCGCCTGTGAATCTGATAAGCATGGTTTCTCCGTCGCAGAAACGGCCAGGGGCGGACATAAGCCCGCCCCCGTGCCTTCATTGTTATGGCAGAGCCAGAATGGTCCCAATCATGCCAAGGCTGATTGTGCCAGAGGTTGGCACGGTGCCGCCGGGGTTTGCAGCCACGGCCCCGGTGATGACCGTCTCCGCCGTGTACACATAGCCAGCACCCGTAACTGCGCTGGAAAACGCAGCCGTGCCCGTCTGACCAACAGTCGCCGCCGCAAAGAGACGGTCAGCGTCTCCCGCGTCACCGACATTATAGGTCAGCGTGGTTGCGCCGTCCAAGTCAGTCGAACGCAGAACGCTTGAAATCAGCACGAAGCCCTTCGGCACCTTGCCAAATTCAAACGTGTCCGCCGTCGTCAGTGCCGCTGTCACCGGCACTTCGAACCAAAGAACGATTGCGTTCCCCGGGTGAGGACCAACGCCCACGTTGGGGCTGTTGGCAAGCTGCCTGCTTTTATACAAAGGCATAGTTCAGTCCTTTCTAAAATTAATCGCCAGTGCCCGAGGTATAGACGGTCACAATCCCATGTTGCTTCGACGCCGAGCTTGCGCCCGTCGCGAAATGCAGCTTGGAAATGCCCCGCAGTTCCTCGATTGCAACGCCAGGACGGAACTTGTAGTCGCCCGTCGTGTCGGTAATCGGCGTCGGCTCCTGACCCCACGCAACCGCCATGGCCTGCTGGCCGCAGAGGAAGTTGGGTTCGACCGAAATCGAACCGTTACCCGCCGCCACGAAGGTGGACGACGTGGTAATCAGCGTCGAGATTTCCTCAATCTGACGGACGATGACGCCGTCATAAATGAGGTCGCCATCCTGGAACAGCGGGTTTGAGTTCATGCCGCCACCTTCACGCGCGCGCGCGTCACGGTTGGCATTTATCATGACGCTGTCATTCTTCAGGTCGCGGAACGAGCGAGCGCCGGCGAACATGACGAAGTATTCGCGCCCGTCTTCCAGACGGAACGGACGAATGGCAGGGCTTGCAGCCTTGGCCATGCGCTTGGCAAGCGAAACCACCGAAGCGGTCAGCTTGTCGTTCGTCGAGTCAACGGTACCCAGACCCGTGGCGTGCTCAGTGCCGCTTGCGGCGATTGCCGTTGTCATGTTGGCAAGGGCTGACCCAAACAACACGCGGTCACTGTTGGCCTTGACCCAAGTGTTGTAGTTCGCAGTCGTTGCACCCGTCACCACGACGTTGCCGTCGCTGTCCACGATGTCCGTCGCCGGAACCGAAGACGTGGTGACCGTCGGGCCTGCCATGTACTTAATCATGTCAGCCCGCAGCGTGTCCGAAGACCACAGCTTGAGCATGTCACGACCGGCATTCAGCAGGTCGATTTCGGTCTTGTACTGCGTGGACTTCGGCACCTTGACGGCGTTACGAATCCAGTCAACCGAAACAGCGCAGTTGTAGTTGCCGAGCTGCTCTTCCTTGCCGTCGAGAACGCCCGAACCACGCACACCGGCGGCGGTGAGTTTCGTCACCAGCGGGATGTTGATGGTCTTGCCGTTTTCGGAAGCAAGTTCGTACTTGGTCATGATGATGGAAGACGACTTGCGGCCCATGTAGGGCAGGAAGCCGGACTCGCGGACATATTCCGCGAGGTAGTCGCTCGACCACTTTTGCTTTTCCAAAGCGGACGAAAGAAGTGTCTCTGCCATGGCAGATGTTCCTTATGAACGGAACACCGCGTTGAACGCCTCCCCCGGCCCGACGGGCACGTTGGGGCCTTTGCCGCCCGCACTGGGTGCAGACGCCAAGCTAGGGCGTGGTAGCGGTGTCGATTGCGGGGACGGTGCAGATGTCCCGGCGTTCACCGCTTGTGTCTGGGGTTTGACATAGCCATTCGCTTCAGCCCATTTCTGAGCCCAGGCTTCAGGGTCGTCGTCGCCAATCTTCGACAAGCGCATGGAACGCTGGTGCTGCTGCACCACGAAGTCATAAGGGTCGACCTGACGTTGGACGGTGGCCCAGAGATGCGGATTGGTCTGCAGTTCGCCTGCAAGCCATTCCTCCGCAGCCTTGACCTTTTCAGCCCCATGCTGGCGCGAGGCCGTGGCATGGCTGATGGACGTGATGATTTCCCAGCGGTCACGTGCCCGTTGCGTTTCCAGTTGGCGATTGAAGCCGTCCGGGTCTGCAATGGGGTCAATCAACTGCTGGGGCTTTTCAGCCGCTTCCACCTTTCGGCGATACTCTTCGAGTTCGCGCTCGAGGCGTTGGCGCTTTTCGCGTTCGTCCAGAACAGCGGCCATGGGTATGTATCCGGGCGGTGGCTGTACGGGCGCACCAACCGGCTGAACCGGGGCTGTGGTCTGGCTTTCCAGAGCGGGCGCTGGGGGCGGCGGCTCCGGGTTGGCAGGCGGCGCGGAATTGGCTTCCGGCGCGGGCTGCGTGTCTTCTTTCGGCGCGAAACGTCCTTGCTCGTCCCGTAAGAACGAGAGCTTGTCGTCTGTCATGTTTTCCCTTGGGTGTACGCCCGGTTAGCCCCGGCGGCAGGCAAGTCAACGCCCCTTGAATGCGTGGGCGGCACGCATGGCCGTTGCTAGTGCAGCAACAGCAATTCTTCGTCTTCGTCTTCGTCCGCTTCGCGCGCCAGGCGCACACGTTCACGAACGAGCCGATAAAATTCGTTGATTTCGTCCAATGCCTGCACCAATGCGGCGCGGGCGTCGGTATCAAGGCCGGTCGGCGCAAGGGCCAGCACTTCGCGTGCGGCCTGCTTGGCTTCTTCAGCCTGTTCGATAATCTCCGGCGGTGCGTCTTCAAGGTCGCGCCCCAGAATGTCCGCCATGAACTGGCGAACGTCTTCAATCTTGTCCCGCCGCTTGTTCCGGCGCTTGTAGGCGTAAGGGTCGAAGCCCCCCTTGGAGCCGCCTTCGTCAACCGGCGTGCCCGACAGCGTGCCCGTGGCCGATAGCGTCAAAAGCCCAAGCGTGGCCGACAGGCTTCCCGATAGCCCGCCGCCCGTCAGCGTGCCGTCTGACACAAGGGTCAGCGTGCCCAAGGTCTTTGACAGCGTGCCGGTCAGGCCCGCAGCCAAGGTGCCCGAGGCTGACAGCGTGGCCGTGCCCAGCGTGGCCGTCAGCGTGCCCGTCAGGCCATTGGCCAGCGTGCCGGAACCCGAAAGCGTCACCGCCCCCAAGGTCTTCGACAGCGTGCCGTTGATATCGCTTCCCGCTGCCTGCGGTCCAAGCAGCGTGAGAAGCGTCATGGAAGCCTAGCCTTCAGACGAGCGTCAGAAGCTGGTTGAGCGTGGTCTGCGTGTCGTCAATCCGGTTGTCTATGTCCGCGATTTGCTCCACGTCGCCGAGCGACACAGCCGAGGTGCGAAGCTGCGTGAGGTGCGCAAGCCGGGACCGGCAGAGGTCAATCAACTGTTGCACGCTCATGTCAAATCACCATCTGCCGAAGCATGACGTTGGACGTGTTCAGCACCATGTAGATGTAGTCGATTTCCGTGGCCCCGTCCTTGTAGGTCACGTCAAATGCCGTGTCGCCCAGAACCGCAGCGCCGTTCGGGTAAAGCATGGTGTTCCAACCGTCCATGGATGACTGCGCAAAATCGTACCTGAACCAGCGACCCGTCGCGTCCTTATGAATGTAGAGCCAGTCATTGTTGTACACGTACTTGCTGCCAGTCGTGAAAGTTTCGACGGCAGGGCTGTATGTGATGGCACTCCAGCTATTCGCTGCAATATCGTAGCGGTCAAGCAAGGCGCCAGCCGCCCCTCTGAACGAGTAGATGTAGCGACCGTTCAGGATGGCGTTTTCGGTGTTCCAATCGCTCGCCGACACACTGTGAACCCACTGACCTGACATGCCAACACCCGGTGCGCCACCGCGAGCAACGCCTGGGCTCAGCGTGGTCCAAGTGCCACCACTGATGCTATAGCGGTACAGAGTGACGGCGTTAGACCCCATGTAGTAGATAAAGTCGTCATTGCCCTCGATGCTGTAGGCCGAGTCGGTGCTTGGCTGCGTCGTCCATGCAGTGCCCGTTGTGATGACAGTCGCTGTGTTGCTGGCAATCGTGCGTATCTGCCCGGCACCCGTTCCACTGACAATTCGAATCTGATAGTTTGTCCACTGGTTGGTGGTCCAGTTCTTGGCGCTGTTGGTCAGCGTGGAAGCGCCGCCTGCCGTGGCAGTGCCCGTGGCAAATGCCTTGTATCCGTCGTCAAGCCAAGATGGTGTTGAAATAAGGCGACTGTCGGTTCCGATGACTGCCGCCGGGGCTACGCCGTCCGTTGCTCCAGTTTCGGCAGATGTCCATACGTTCGTGGCAAAATCGTAAAACCTGAATATGTTGGCTGTCGTCGTGCCCGCAGAGGCAACAGCGTTCAAGATATACCAGCGAGGAGTCAGAAGTCGGTAAGTGGTCGAGGCGCTGAACGCGCTGGCTTGTGCTGCGACAGTGATTGTTGCGTTGGTGCCGATTGTGTTGCTGACAATGGCCAGCGTCACACCGGCATTAGGTCCACCAGTGATGTGAATGCTGTAACCACGCAAGTCCCGCGCCAGCGTCAGGTTCGTGACGATGGTCGATGTGGTGCCGCTGGTTGCTGTGCCAGAGGGACCGATTGCAGTTCCAGTTCCACATGCTCCGGCAGCGAAGGCACCACCAAGGGCGGGTGAAGGAAGCGTTACCCACCCGTCCTCATTCGGATTGTACATCTGCGCGCCTGTGGCAGATGTAACCAGCATCTGCTGCTGCCGATAATGACGCGACGACACAATGAAGTGCGCCGCTGCCGTGGCCTGCGGGGCCGGGGTGCAGAACTCCCACCGCTTGAGGTCGAGGATTTTCCGATTGCCATTGGTCGTGGCCATTACGTCACCGCTATGTTTCTACGCAGGCTGTCTGCCTGCAAATGCATGAGGGCAGGAATGTGGTCCTGCATGGCGAAGGTTCCCGCCTGGGATTGGTTGGTCACCGTTGAAACCGTGGTGACGGTTCCCGACGCAATCGTTGCCGTTGTCTGCAAGTTGGCGGCTGTTGCGTTTTCAGCCAGCACACGCAGCCTGCCCGCCGTATCTGGCATGGCCATGCCTTGCGTGCGGGTCAAAGACTGCACCGCCATGCGCAGGGCTTCGATGGCCTCCAACAGTTCCCCGCGCTCTTCGGTCGGAAGCGGATTTCCGTTGGACGTTTCGTGCGCAATACCGTCCGCGCCGTGAGTTATCTTGACGCGCTGGTAAAGCACACCGCCGATATCGTCGGCAGCAATGGTGGCTCCCGAGCCGGGGGTGTAACCTACGTTATCAGCCATCAGGCGTTACCGTCTGTAAGCGTGAAGGTGTTGATGGTGAAGGACTGCCCCGCCGTGAACGACGTGCTGGATACTTCCATGTCCCCGCCGCCACCCGTCGCCGTGACCGTGCCTTGCAGGTGACACGTCGTTCCCGCGCTGTCGTAAAGCCGGAAATGCGCCGCCGTGCCCGTGTTGTTGGCCGACAGGTCCTGCCAGCTTCCCGCCAAGGCTTTCGTGCCGCCCGACGCATTGGCCATCCAGTCACTGGGCAGTGTCAGTTCAGCCAGGATGGTCCCGCTGTCAGCCGTTCCGCAGTTGGCAGGGGCAGCGCCCGTGCGGATGCGGATGATGGCACTGGTCCCCACCGTGGTTTCAATCGCGTCGAGGCGCGCATTGCGCACCGCTGTCGATAGCTGAATGGCCATTAGTTGATTGACCCCGTCACAATTTCCACTCGCTTCTCACCCGTGCGCGGGTCCTTGACCAAACGCTTCGGCGCGGCCATGACACCGGCCACTTGTGCAATCGCCTGCGCTGCCTGCCCGATGCCGTCCGCCGCTTGGGCCATGACCTGTGCGTTCTGCGCCATGACTTCCGCCGTCTGGGCCTGCACCGCAATAATGGCCTGCGCCGTCTGCTGCTGTGCCGCCACCATGGCTTCCTCGCCCGGTGTCAGGTAGCTGATGCTGGGCTCTTCCATGTCGTCGCCTTCCATGGGTTCTGCCGTGGCACGGGCGCGAATGCTGGACTTCATGCTAGCCTCGCGCATGGTGTTGACGTGGCCCTGCCGGTCGGAGACGAACTTGAACTGCGCCAACTGCATGTCGCGCTGATGCTTCAGGGCTTCAGCCTGCTGCTGGCGGACCATTTGCTGCTGCTGGGCTTCGGCGTCCATGGCCATTTGCTCCCGCTTGGCCATGAGGATGAGCGCCTGCTTTTCCTTTTCCGCCTCAATCTGCACCATGGCGGGGTTCGGCTGCTGCTGGGCCATTTGCGCCTGCTGTTCCTGCGCCTGCTTCAGCTTGTCCAGAAGCAAGCGCTTCTTGGGCAGGCTCGAGGCTTCAATCAGCACGTCGGGCGGTATCGGCATGCCCGCTTGCACCAGTTCGGCCAGACGCTGGAACTGCTCTTCCTGAATGACCGCCGTGTCCGGGGTGCTGTCGATGACGATGTCCACGTCCATGTCGGCAGGACTGTTCTGCATTTGCATGGCGGGCTGGCCCGTCATGGGGTCAATCTGCGGCATGCCGGTCATGGGGTCGATGACAGGCTGGGGCACGTTCAGGCCCACGAAGCGCGGGGCATTCTCGTCATCGGTCACCCGTATCCACTTCGGCTGGTTCCAGAACTGCTTTATCGCGTCCCAGAAGGCCCGATAACAACGCAGCGTCCAATCATCGAACTGCGCCAGAAGCGGGGCCTGTTCGGTCAAGCCCGCCTGCTGTTCAGCCAAGATGGCGCGGCCCGATTGGCTAGCCCCCTGTCGCCCGACAATGCCAGGCGTCGGGGACTGTCGGCGCATTTCTTCCTTGGCGTCGCGCAAGAGTTCGAGGTGGCCGGGAGCCAAGTTCCGGTCGCCCAGTTCTTCAATCTGCCCCTCGCGCGCTTCGATAATGCCGTCCGGCTTCGCCCACTGTTGGCGGACCGTATCAATGTCGATGACGCCGGGGTCAACCCTGAGCTTCGCCACATTCAGGATATGCACGGCCTTGCTTCGCGCCTTGTTGATGGCGTCCTGCGGCCCGAGCATGTCGCGGACAATGCCATAGCGGCAGTTGTCGATGTCCACGTAAGCCGACTGCGCAAGGATGGCACAGCGCGGGCGTCCGGTCTTGCTGTCCAAGAACGGACTGGGGCCGCTTTCCAGAATACCGCCCGAGACGAACACGCACTTTTCCCAGTCGCCGCCTTTGCGCTTGTACATTTCAAAGCACATGATGCGGCGCTGTCGGCTGTCAACCCATGCCCAGCCGTCCTTCGGTCGGTCGCGGTAGGTGTCGGAAGCACTCTGGTCGTAATTGAACGAGGTGCGGATGGTTTCGGCTTGGTCAGGATAAAGGTCGATGATGTCCTGCTCGTCCATCCACTTCGCGATGCCCATATAGCGCGCGTCACCAAAGTCCGTGTCGCGTGAATATGGGTCATAGAAGAACTCTTCAGGCCGGATGCGGCGCAGGCCAATCTCAGCCCCTTCCGCCATTTCCGTGACACCCGCACAAATGCCCCAGACCAGAAAGTCCTTCAGGCAATCGCGGCGCTTTGATTGGAACCGCGTCACGTCCGCCACATAGCGCAGCCCGTCCGTGGCCACTTCCGCACTATCCTGGTCCTTCGGTGTGCGGCCCCAGCCCTTCGGGTCGGTTCTTCCGCGCTCCACAATGCCGATGATGGCGTTGACCGCAGGCTTCACATGATTGAACGCAAGCGCAGGCTGGCCACGGGCCTCGAGCGTGCGGCGCTCGGCGTCGGTCCACTGGATACCGTCGTAGTAGTTCTGCCAGACCTGTGCGTCCCGGCGCGCGCGGTCTAGCATATCCATGGCGACCGTGGCTTTGCGCTTTAGGTCGGCCAGATAGGCGTCCGCTTCTTTCTGGTCATAAGCCATTATGCTGTCTTCCAGTTCTGCTGTGCCGCCAAGGACCGCGTGCGGGCGTAGCGGTCTTCACCCTTGGGAGGGGCCGCCAGCCTGTAAACGGCACTCGACGTGTCAGCGACCGCGCGCCCGATGAGGCTGCAAGCGTCCACTGCGTCGTCATGCTTGCCAGCCGGAAACCGCACCAGCTGGTCAATGATGTCATTCGCCCACGGGGCTTTCGGAAACGCTACTTTCCCGTTTGCAGCTAGAGCTTGAAACGCCCGCGCCCGCGTGGGCTTATCGTGAATGGAACTGACCCATTCCATTGCAACCCATGTCTTTCGTTCGGTCATGCGGCGGTCGAGGACGCCCTCAATGGCCCGCTTGATAACGCCCGCTTCGCTGAACCAGATGAGCGGCTTGTGCTTCGCTACCAGGTCCAGTTGCTTGTCTATCCAGACGCTCGCGTTCGTCTGCCCACGCCACCAATCCAGCGCATAGATGGTGCTGTCAGGGCCAATGCCCCAGACCGCATGTTCCGTGTAGTCGCCCCCTTCGTCGGTCACGGCCAAGTCGCTGGTGCCATAGACGTTGACCTTGGGGAGGTCGTCGTAGCGCTTGAACCAATCGGCCTTGAAAAACGTGCCCTCGTCCGGCTGCGGGTCTTGCTGGTAAAGCGCCGACCAGAAGCGCGGCAGCGTGTTGCGCTTGATGCGTTGCAGGGCGTCAATCGGATAGGCTTCGGGCCACAAGGCGTGGCCTTCGTCGTCAATGGCGGGAAGCTCCACCACTTCCCACTTGTCGCCACCGTTGGCCTGTTGCTCAAGCAAATAGCCCGACAAGTCGTCTTCATGCATGCGGTGGTTGATGAGGATAACGGCCCCACCCGGCATGAGACGATTGTAGACGCTGCCCTGATACCAGTCTTTCACCCTTCGCCGTTCGACTGGGCTTTGGGCGTCGGCCATGGAGCCAAAGGGGTCGTCGATAATGAACTCGTCCGCGCCCTTGCCGAGAATCTGCGAGCCAACACCAACCGCATAGAATATTCCACCGTGCCTTGTGTGCCAGCGGCCTGATGCCTGGCTGTCGTCGGCAAGTTCGACGTGGGGGAACAGTCTTCTGTAGGGTTCGTCCCGGATGATGTTCCTGACTTCACGTCCGAAGTCATGGGCGAAACTTTCACTGGCACTGGCACTGATAATCTGGCGGGTCGGGTTGCGGCCCAACACCCAAGCCGGATAGCGCCGTGAGGCGATTTCCGATTTGCCATGGCGCGGGGGCACCAAGAGCATGAGCCGGTCAATTTCACGCCGCTCGACCCGTTCCAGGTGACCGGCAATGATGCGATGGTGGTTGGCGGTCTTGTAGCGGTCGTAACTGTATTCCGTAAAGTCAATGAGACTTTGCCGCGCCTTCACCCTTGCGCGCTTCTCCTGCAAGGCCAGCAATAGCTGCGTCGAGTTGTTCTTCAGTCCATTCTGTAACTGGACGTTCATGCGTGACGGTCACTTGTTCCTTGGGCTTGCCGTGGCCCCGGTCGAGAATGAGTTGTGCAGCTTTCAGCCTGTCGGAGTTGCTGGCTTGCGTGTTCAGCAAGATTTGCGCGGCAACGTCGATGGCGTGCTTGGCGTGAAGCCGTGCATGCGCTTCGAGTTCCAAGTCTTTCTTGCTGCGCCCACCGGGGTTGACGTTGTTTCCGGGCTGAAAACCGTGCTTCTGCATTTTGTCCTGAAATATTCCTTCGCGCCCTCACCGGGCATTTTACACTTTATTGCGCCACCGGCTCCACGTCATGCCGTGCGACGACGATGCGGGTGCCGTCGTCAGAACGCAGCCACACCTGGCTTGAGCCGGGGACGGGGTTCCAGTCTTCGACCGTGGCGATGGTGTTGAAGGTGTGCCAATCGTCGCTTGCAATCATGACTTTACGGCCCTGCGTCACGCCACGCGCCTCCGCTGTAAAAATAAAGCTTGTTGTTCGTCGTATCGACAACGATAGGGGCGCGGCCCGTGTATGTCGTCGGAGTTCCCGTTGGCGTTCCAGCGCATGTGGGCACGTAAAGGAATCCGTTCGTTGCAGTTGTAGCAAGCGCGGCAGTGTTGATGACCACGTTGCCGTTGCCGTCAATACGCATGCGCTCGGTAAACGACCCGCCGCTGGCCGACGAGCTATGCCCGAACCGCACGTTGCCGCTAAACGGGCCTTGAAAGTCCATTGTTCCGGCTTGTGCCAGAACGAACGAATAATAGTCGGTGCCGCCACTGTCTTTGGCATACAGGCTGAAGCCAACGCTGCCGTTTGTCGCCGCGTTGCCGCCAAAGTAAACGTAATAGCTGTTATCCATCCTGAAGATGGCGGGGTGCTTTGCCGTCGCATTGACGGAAAACAGAACATTCGCATCAGCGGTCGGGATACCGACGTTGCCGCTGCCGTTGACCTCAATGCCCTTCACGCCACCGCCAGCCAGTGCCACGGTGTTTGCACCAACGCGATACATGCCAGTATCAGGGTCACTGATAAAGCTGGATGATGGCAACGACACGGTGCCGTCGCTTAGAAGGGCTTGGCCGCTTTCATTCAGTTGGTACAGCAGCGTGCCGCCGCTGCCAGCCGTCAGGCTGTTGTTACGCACGCCGAAATAGCGTGTCGTTTCATTGTTGTCGCCGTCAATCAACACCTCGACACTGGCAGTCGAGCGCACACCAGCACCGAAAGAGCTGTCGGAATAAGCGGCATTTGCACTACTGGTGCCAAAATAACTGGATGTCGTTCCGACGACCGCACGCACAGCGCCGCCCGCCGTCAATGCAACTTGGTCGGCCCCTGGCCAATAAACCCCCGAGTCGGGGTCGCCCTTGGCAAAGATTGACGGCGCGGTTTGCGTTCCAAGCGCCCACGGATGAATGAGGACGCCATTCAGGCGCAGAATATCGCGCCCCGTACCTGATGCCGCCGAGCCTGCTCCACCGGCGTAGGTCGGCGTAAAATTGTCTGTGACAACATCGCCAATCCATACCTTGTCGGCGGTGCCGGTGTGAATGTCGCCACTTGTGTTGGTCGCGCCCATAAAGCGCAACTGACCCACCGACACCTCAACGCCCGTGTCGTTGCACCAGAAGGAAAATTGCGTCGGAGCAACATTGCGGCTGGCGTTGTAGGTGGCGCTTTGGATTAGGCCCTTGCTGCCTTCAGTGAACCCAAACCCCGTGTAGCCTGGCTGGTCGCTGAAGACGCTGTTGACCGTAAAATCAAGCGTGCATTGCAGCTTGCCTGCGCGGTATTGTGCAAATTGAGACGTGATGCTGTCGACATGCACGTCGAAACAGTTGTACCAGCCGGGGCCGAACCCGGATGCGTCACGGCTGGTGATGTCTCCAAAGTGCCCGTTGCAACCTGTAAACTGGATGTCGCAGACAACAAACGAGCCAGAGCGCGTGGCCCAAAGTGTCTTGAGGCCGCGCATGTCATAGCAATAGTAGCAGTCAAGCACGGAAGCGTAAGTATACGGCGCAACCGCCAACTGCGGGTTTTCACCGGATACATCCTGCCCGCCAATGTCGTCGATATAAAGCCCGCGCGTGTATATGGCGTAGATGCCACGCGCCACGCGCGTCGTCGTGTCAAGACAGATGCTGCCGTCAAAGATGATGCCGCAAGCACCGCCGCCGTTATGCGACACAATCCGGTTGATGGTGTAGGTGTCCGTCGTATTGACCGCGAACTTGAGCCGCCCACGGATTGTGACCGTGTAGGGGCCTGTACCCGTAATGCTTTCGACCTCGACAATCTGCGTATAGACACCAAGGCTTAATGCCACAGGGTCGTTTGTTATGAGGAGAGTGTCATTTACGGCAAGGCTGGTGTTTGTGGTCAGGCTGATTGTGTTGCTTGCGATGGCGGCGTTCGAGTTCAGCGTGTAGCTGGTTCCAAGCGAGCCTTGGAAGCGAAGTAGATTTCCGCCCGTCGAAGGCAGCTTGAAGCGTGTGATGTTGGGGCGACCCCGGATGAGGACGCCAGCCGGAATGACGGCAGGGTAACCGGTAAACGCATATTCAATGTCACGGTAAGCCGTTATCTCCCCGCCCGTGCCGCTCAGTGCCGAACAGGCTGCGTCGAGCGCCGCCTGCCACGTTGCGTTCGCTCCACCGCCTGACGTGTGATAGCTTTCAAGGCTGACCGACAGACCTAGCATGCCCGCCGCAGTTGCTGCCGTGACGGCGGTCGGCACGGCGGCAGACGTTGTGCTATTGCCCGCAAAAGTCCTGCCTGCCTGCGTGGCGAGTTTACTTAAGGCAATCGCGGCGCTGGCATTCACGTCGCCGTCCACGATGACGCCCGTACCAATCGCCGTCACCCCGGCATTGCTGACCGTCACGTCACCGGTCAGGGCGGTCACGGTCGGGACGTTTGAGGCGTTGCCCAACAGCACGCTGCCGCCCGTCATGCTGGCCAGCTTGCTGTACGCAATAGCCGCCGAGGCGTTCACGTCGGCGTCTACAATGACGCCTGCGCCGATAGCCGTTACGAACGACCCGGTGCCAGACCCCGTCACGTCGCCCGTGAGGGTTATCGTCTGGTCGCCGCTGTTGGTTCCCGTCAAGCCCAAGTCGGTTTTCAGGGTGGCCAGCGTGTTGACTTCAGGCGCGCCCGAACCCGCCGTCTTTCTGTAAATCAGGCTGCTTGTGGCCATGTTGGCCATTTGCGACAGACCAACCGCCCCTGCCGCAATCGTCGTGGCGAACGAGCCAGTGCCCGAGCCTGTGACGTTGCCGGTCAGTGTAATCGTCTGGTCGCCAGAATTGGTGCCGGTGAGGCCCAAGTCAGTCTTGAGGGTCGCTAGTGTCTGAACTTCCGGGTCGCCCGTTCCGGCGGTCTTCCGGTAAATCACGCTGGCCGTCGCCATGTCGGCCATTTTGGCCAAGGTGACGGCGTTGTTATCAATTGTCCAGACCGTGCCAGTGCCGGAAACCGTTATGTCGCCATAATCCGCGTCACTGACCGGGCCACCGCCACCGCCCCCACCACCTGGCGGGGTTGCCCATGTGCCGTCAGCGCGCAGGAAATTGCTGGTCCCGCCGCCAGAGGCCGGGGTGATACCCTTCAGCGTGTCGGTGAAGACGTTCAGACTGGCAACCGCAGCCGCGTCCAACGTCCACGTTGAACCGGCACTGGAAACGATTACGTCGCCCTTGTCGCCGTCGAGCGCAGTAATCCCGCCGCCGCTACCAGCCGTTAAAAAAAAAGCGGGGTTTGCCGCGCGAGGCTGGATATAGACCCGAAATTGTTCAGTATCGCCGGCGGAAGTCTGCACCCGGAAATCGACGTGGCCATAGCCAGCCAGGCGCTGCGTCAGGCGGGTCGTCGTGTTCGACGCATTGGAAATCACAACCCCGGTCGGCGTCCTTGTGACCAAGACAATGGTCGCGCCGTCAAGGTAAGCCCCCATGTCGACGATATAGGTCAGGTTGTCGTCGTCTTCTTGGTAGGCCAGGAACTCCTGCGGGTTGACGACAGACAGACCACGGGTGGCATGGCGCTTGTTCTGGGCCAGCAATATGGTCCGGTCAGCCATGCGGGGACACCTGAAAAGAACAGGCGCGCGCAAGGCTCGAGGCCCGCGAACGCCTGTTCAAGTTTGTCGTAACGGAGGAGGAGAAACGGCGGGCAAACGCGAATCAGACGCAGTTCGCCCGCTACACGTTTTCTGAATTAGTTCTTTTTCGGCTGCAAGCGGATTTATGTCCTGAAGCCATAGTGCTTGGCCAGGGCGGTTGCCGCATGCCGCAGGAGGTTCAGGGCTTCGTTCGGACTGCCGCCATTGTGCTGCATCATCCACCGCCCGGCGCTGATACCGGATAGGGCCACCGCGTCCACCAACTGGACCGCATGACGGTGCAGGGTCATGAGGGCTGAGATGGCATGGTCGCGCCTTGCTTGGGCGGCAAGGCGGGTGTTCGATAGGTCACCTGTCGCCCCGCTGATAGCCTGCTGGTAGCTGCCGACACAGGCGGGCAGAAGACCCGCCAGGTAGGCGTCGGCATGCCAGCGTTTCAAGGCGTCGGCTTCGTGGGTGTCGAGGTAGGAGCGCCGCAAGTACCAATCCACCATGTCTTGCTCCACCCTGACACGGCGGGTGGAGCGGTCACGGGGGTCTGGCTGTTCAAAGACCCAGTGCGCATGGGTTCTGGCTTCGTCGGGGCCGTAGTCAGGGGGCTGGTTGTCAGGTTGGCGCTTCATGACTTCACCTTCAATTCAAAGCTGTTGCCGAAGTGCTGGGCCAGTTGTTGGCCGAAGCGTTTTTCGATTTCTTGCGCCGCAAATGCGCTGGGCACCACCAGCGTGGACACGCTGCCGTTCGGGTGCGCCGTGGCGAACCAAAGCGCCCAATGCGCCGGGGGTAGCTTGGCCTTGAAGTCGCGCCATTCAGGCACGCTGTCGGCCCAATCCGGGGCGTGTTCCGTTGCCGCCGACGCTGGCCTGTCGTCGGCCATGAAGCCTTCCCAGCGCCGTTCGGACAGCCAGCCCTGCGCATGTTTTGCGGGGTACACCCTGCCCCCCTGTTTTTGCGTTTCGCGGTCCAGAAAAGCCCGGTATTTGGCCACGGAACCAAGAAGGCTTGGCAAGTCCGGTAGGTGGCTTTTCACGCGCTGCCACGCCTTGAAAGCCGCAGTTTTGCTCATGTTTTGGGTGCGGGGGTAGGCTTTCCAGAAACTTTCGAACGCAGCCGGATAGCCGTCCGGGGCGGCAGACCCGGACATATCTTTTATATCTTTAGATATATGTGAGTTGTGAGTTGTGCACGCCCCAGGCATTGCCTGTGGCACTGCTTCAGGCACTGCCCTAGGCACGTCTTCGGGTTGGGTCATGCGCTTTCTGGCCTTCGCCTCGTGTCCAAGTTGCGACTTGGCCTTGAGAGCAAGAAAGCGTTGCGTGGCTTCGGCACGTTCTTCTTCAAGGCGCTTCTGACGTAGACCGTCCTGTCCTTCGTAAAAGAAAGCGAGGATAGTGTCCTTGTCCTGCTGCCATTCGTCCTCAGAAACTCGAGCAATGGCCCGAAGCGCGGCGTCCGCCTTTGGCAGCGGCCGGTCCTGTTTCCATGAGTACATAAGCAGCAGTAGATATGCGCCATGTTGCCTGGCAGTCAGGTGCATGGTGTCTGCCAGATAGTCTGCAATCCATAGGGGCATGAAGTTTTCGGGGCGGGTGTTGGTCATGCAGGCACCTCTGCCACCAGCTTGAAGGAAGATCGCGGCCAGAAAATCATTCCGCCCCGCCCCATCTTTCCACCGTCGTACACACGCCCATCCGACTCTTCGCCAATGGGACGCATAAGCAGGCTTTCCGAACATTCTTCATAAACAAAAACATACACGTCACATCCGGTGATGACCTGAATGCGCTTGTAGTCTCTGAAATGGCGCAGGCTTATCCCGTGTTCCAGCGTCTGCGTTTTGCGGTGCAGAGTTGCCTCGGCTTTGGTTTTCACCTCTGCCCACATGCGCTTTCCGTTTTGGGCTATGTCCAGATCAGGAAGCACGAAAGCAGTGTGCTTTCCTGTCATCTTCGGGGCCTTATCGCCATCCTCGCCGGAATAGTCATAACTCGGGATGACGTGCCAGCCGCGCTCCATAAGCCAGCCAGCAACGACCTTTTCACCTTCCCGGCCCCGCTTGAATTTCGGCTGTTGTCTGAAGTCAGATCCTAGCGACAAAGCCAAACCCCTTAAAATTGGCTATGAACCCATCCGCATTGTCGCCAAAGTAGATAATGGCCTGCCCCTGCAACGGTGCTGATACCTTCTCCGGGTGCCAAAACTTGATACGCCCCTCAGGAAAGCAAATTGCGCTTGCGGCTATAGTCATGCCCTGAAACCATTTCGTTTCGGTGGCGTTGTTCACCAGAACGCACGCCTGGCTCACGTCGCCGTCGAGAACGTGCTTCGTCAGTTTTGCTGTAAACTGCTGGCAAAGCGGTTGCTCGTAAGGCGGGTTCATCCAGACGACGCCTTCCCAATGCGCCGCCAGCCCGTTGTCCTGTGCCGTGTAGAAAGTGGTCGCCCCAACCGTTTCGTTGGCTATCGGGTTCGACGCCGGGTCCAGGTCAATGCCGCCCATGACGCGGCGCGCGGCGTCTATGTAGGCGCTGGGCGTGTACCATTCATTGTCACCGGAATTGTTTGACACATGGGCCTTGCTGCCCATGTCCAGAAGCGATGATGTAACGCGCGCAGTTTCTTCCTGCACCTTCTCGCGCCATTCGCCTAGCGCCGCTTCGAACTTCTCTTCTGGCACTGCCGCCATCTTGCGGGCGCGGTCGGCTAGGTGCTTGTCGATTCCGGCTTCTGAAAGCGTCGGGGCTACTGGGTCCGATTGCGACCCGGTAGACTGGTACGGCTTCCCACCCTTTGCCAGCCCCACCGTCTCGCGCTGATACTCCATCAACTCGCCGATCCGGCGCTCGGCACGCATGCGAATTTCAGCGGCGTCAATTTCAAGCTGTCGGTTCTTTGCCTGTCTGGCGTAAGCCTTCAAAGCCGCTGCCTTGTCGCGCATGTCCTTGACTTCATCGACTGACTTGGCTTCGTACAGCGCGCGACAAGCGGCTTCATATCGGATGAGTTCAGTCATGCGCGCACCGTGGTGTTGGGGGTTGTTGTCTTCACAGGCCAGCCGTTGACCATGTCGCTGCGAATGCAGAACACCTGGCCGGGCGTCTGACAGCCGCCGTCACCCAGTTCCGTGGACGCGGCAACCTTCAGGTTCACGGAAAGCCCTTGGGCGGCCCAGAACATGCGGATGCGAAGCGCCAAGGCTTCAGCATGCTGGCGTTGGCACCAGTCGCGGGTGGGAAGGTTGGTGGGGGTCTGGCGTCCGGTCATATCTCTTGGACCTCGATGTTCAGGAGGGCTTTCATCAGACGCTTCTTCAGCTTGAACACGGGCGTTGATACGCCCTTGCTGTCAGCCACGATGCGCTGCTTGGTCGTCGTGTCGAAGTAGACGGCGTCGGCGACGTAGCTGCATACCTGCTGGCCGTTGATGGTCAGGTAGAACTTCACTTGCCGTTCCAGATGGCTGATGTAGCCAAGCCGCTCCTGCACCTTCAGGGCCGTCCAGTCGGCATATTCTTTCTTCGACGCGAAGCGGCCTTCGTCGGTGACGACAGGCTGCGCGCGGTATTTGTTCTTCCAAGCCTTTTGGGAAGGTGCGGCGGCAGACGCGAAGGGTGATCCGTCTGCCGCCGCCGCGCGCCGGGGCTTGAGGGTGGATAGTTGGCGCGCGTTTTTCGTCACTGGGCCGCGACCTTCAGTTCAAGAACGTCGGCGGCTTCGTTTTCCAGTATGGGGCGCGGGTTCGCCGGCGCCTTGTCCACGACGCAGCTGCGGACGTGGGCCAAAATGCGGTCCACCAGAATTTCTCGCTTCGTCAGGTGGCCCCGGCCCGCGAGTGGGTCGGCGTCCACCTGCACGAAAATTTGTTCAAGGGTTGCTTTCGTCAGTGCAGTGTTCATGGGTTCATTCTCCTTCCTGCTAAACCATGTCGGCTTGGGAAGCTGGTTGACTGGCTTCCATGGTCGCTTTGTCATTGGCTTTCCTTTCGTTGGGCCCCGCCTTACGCTTCGCCGCGCGGTTGACCCGCGCCAGCTTTATGGTTCCGTGGATGTACATGGTCGGGCGTCGCACCATGTTCATCACTGACGTATGGTCCATGCCCCCGAAGAAGGTGCCGATGCGCGGGTAGGACCAACCCTTCACCTCGCGCAGCCGCTTCATAACGTCGCCGCGTGCGTTGACGATGGTCACCTCGCGCGTTCGCGCCATGATGCTTTCGCGCGTCAGTTCCGTGCCGTTCAGCGCGTTGTGCCACCAGAGAATTTCATCGACGAGGTCGCGCGTGCCGCGTGCGGGCGTGCGAATGATACTGTCCCCGCATTTGCGCGCGTTCCAGATCCGGCTTTCAGGCACGCCCTCACGCCACGCAGTCGTGGCCGTGTCTTCATGATCAACTGGTAAATTTGCTGAATCGCAAAGACGGGCGGGCTTGTTCATGGTTGGACTATTCCGCTGCTTGAATTGTCTTTGGCGTGCCGTCAGCCGCAAAGAAGTCGTGCAGCGATACCTCGCCATTTGTGGCAGCAAATATCGCTTGCAGCGTTGCGGTGTCGGGTTTGTTTTCCCCGCGCTCCAAGCGCAGGACGGTGACGTGGGACCGACCTATGCGGCGGCCCATTTCGGACAGGGTCATCTTTTGGCGCAGGCGCCATTCACGAAGGTTCATGACCTCGTGTGTACGTTAGAAGCACATAAGGCGTCAATGCGTTTTGTACGTTTGGAGAAACCAAAAGGCTGTGGACAGGTGCACAATAGGATATGCCCAAGAACAGCAAGGCACCGTTCAGGCCGACCTACATTCGCCAGTGGCGCGAGTATCGTGGGTTGTCGCTGGTCCAACTGGCAGAGCGGGTAGCGGAGTTCACGGGCAAGTCGATGACCCACCCTACCCTGTCCCGTATCGAAAATGGCAGGATCGGCTATACACAGCGCATTTTAGAAGCTATTGCGCACGCCTTGCTGTGCGAGCCTGCCGACCTGATCATGCGGAACCCATTAGACAAGTCGGCCCCCTGGTCGATCATGGACCAAATGAAAAAGGCAGACCCGGAAACCCGCGCGCGCATCGCCGCCGTGGTTGAGGCCTTGTCCAAAACTGGAACCTAACCCCCGCTAGTAACTGGCGGTTTACCGCCCAAAACTGGCGGCTGTGCATAACTGTGCTTTTAAAGCACATTTTGTGGTTGACGCTTGTGTGCGTCTGGCGTACATACGTCATACCAACAAACGGAGCACGGCAATGCCCAACACACCAGAACGCATGTCAGCGGTGGCCATCGCCATCGCCATATTCATCGGCGCGGGCCTGACCGCGTTCAACCTTGGGCGGTATGACGCCCAGCAGCGGACAGAGTGCCGAACGCTGCGCCCGCTGGTTGTTCCCGTGAGGGGGACGCTGCCATGACCGCAGAACCCATGACCGAACAACAGTTCCGCTGGGAACGCGCCATGGACCGCGACGACACGCGCGCGATGATCGAAGAGGTTCGACGCCTTGAAGACTTCAAGGACAAGGTCTTCGACGAACGCGGCGACGTGCGTTCGATCGAATGGAAGCTGAAGTATGACCACGCCTGCATGGCATGGGCGCGCGCGTACAACAGGCTGCAAGACCATTTGAAGGCGCTGCTGCCATGACGGACCGCGACACCTTTGGCCTGTACCAATGGGACGGGCTGCTTGGCGACCCGGAAGGGGACCAGCAGGAAATATACGAGCCGCACCGCCGTCGTCGGGCCGGGCCGGAATTCGAATTCACCCCGGTGCGCCGCTGCGTGCGTTGTGACGGCTACATGGTGGCGTGGGCGCGCTTCGCGCACGTTTCGCAGCAAATGGCAACCGAATGCCATCACTGCCGGGGCCAGATCCGCTGCGAGGCGGGGAAGCATTACGTGCAACCCGGCAAGGGCTGCGTAGTCTGCGAGGTGTTCCGTGGAAGATAACGTCCTGACATTCCCCCGCCCGAACGGGGTCGAACAACACATCCGCGCGCAAGTCCGCCGCGACTGCGCTGCGGTCGTGGCCATCATGCAAAAGCGCGTTGGCGACGTGCAACCCGCCCTGACAATGGACGAGCTGGAAGACTGCTTGTCCCTGCTGAACAAGGCATGGGGCGCAGTCGCTGGCCTGATGATCGCGGAGGTGGAACGTGAAGCGTAAGGCCATCACCCCGCAGATGAAACTGGCCGCGCTGCAAAAGGCGCGTCTACAGGCCGACTGCTATGTGTGCAAGCGCACCTGTTCGCAGGACGGGTTCCAGTTCGATCACGTTCAGGCGCTGGTCGACGGCGGCGCGCATGACGCGGAAAACATCATGATCATCTGCCTGTGGTGCCATCGGGAAAAGAGCGCCTTTGAGCATTCACGCAACAGCAAGTCGAAGCGCCTGGCACAGGCCCGCGCCGCGCATGAAGCGGTGCTGGCTGGCGAACCAAAGCAGCCCGGCACTATCAAGTCACGCGGCTTCGACCGCACATTCAAAAAGAAGCTGAACGGAAAAACGGAACGGAGACAGGAACCATGAGACATTCGGAAAGCATCAACGAAATTGCCGCTGCGTTGGCAAAGGCCCAAGGCGGCATGAAGTCGGCAGTTAAGGACAGCCTGAACCCGCACTTCAAGTCAAAGTATGCGGATATGTCCAGCGTCAAGGACGCCATCGGGGACACTCTGGTGAAGGTTGGCATTGCCGTCATTCAAGCGCACGACATTCTTGAAAACGGCACACTGGTTCTGCGCACGCGCCTGATACACACAAGCGGGCAATGGCTGGAAAGCACCTACCCTGTCCGCCCCGTAAAGGACGACCCGCAGGGGCTGTCGGCAGCGACGACGTATGCCCGCCGCGTGACGCTGTCCAGCATCCTGTCCATCGTCAGCGATGTTGATGACGACGGGGAAACAGCGTCGGGCCGGGGAACGCAGAACCAGCAGCAGGAAGACACGGGCCTTGCCGCTGCGAAGGCTTTTGTCCGCCGCAGCGTGAAGGAAATTGGCGCGCTGACTTCAGCGACCGCCTTGGCGGAATGGAAGGCGAAGATGGACGGCCACCTCGCCAGGCTGCTGGACAAATACCCGGACGAAGGCGCGGCAGTCATGTCGGCGCTAATGGCACAGGCCCAGGCATTCAAGGCGGCAGCTGAATGACCAACGTCCGGCCCCAAAGCGAACTGTACCGCGAAGCCGCCATGCGCTGGGCTGACTTGGACGCCGCCGCACGCATGCTGGAAGAAAGCAAGACGGCGGTGTTTTCGCAGCGCGTGGGTGAACTGCTGAAGGGCGGTTCGCCTGTCGCCAAGGCTGAAGTGGCCGTGCGCGGTTCACCCAGCTGGCAGGACTACGTGGAGAAGATGGTGCGCGCCCGAACGGCAGCGAACCGCGCCAAGGTGGAACTGGAATTTATCCGCATGCAGCATTGGGAAAAAACACAAGACCGCGCCGACCAGCGGTTTGAAGCGAGGCTGGCACCATGAGTGACGACATCAAGGTGTTGGCTTTGCGAGTCATTGCCAAGCAGCGCGAAGATGAGTTGGGAAAGTTGTTCAATGACGCAGCCGACGCGCTGGAGGCGCTGGTCGAAGAGCGCGACCGCTTGAAGGCTCAAAATATCGCGTGGGCCGATAAGTACGGAGACACGCAAAACGCTATGTACGCCGCCCTTAATGAGCGTGACCGTCTGAGGGCTGCGCCGGAGGAGATTGCCGACAAGCTGAACCGTAGGTTTGACAGCAGCCGGAGTTGGGAGGTGAAGTCGATTTATGACTTCGCATTCAAAGTACTGGAGGCCAAGGAATGAGTGACGATCTCGTTGAGGAAGTGGCGCGGGCGATATGTTTCAGTCGAAACGCGCCAACTTGTGTGTGCACAAAGGAAACCGGGTGTCTGGCTAGCGTGATGGTTCGCGTTGATGCCACGCAAGCACGCGCCGCCATCGCTGCCGTGGCTGAGTGGATGATTGACGAGTTCAGTTACCAAGCTGAGATGATTGAAGTCAAAGAGGCCATCTGCGCAGCCCTTCGCGCTGCTGCGGAGGACAATAAATGAGTGACGACATCAAGGAACTGGTGAAGCGGCTGCGTGGCATGCTTCCACAGTCAGTCGGGCCTAAAGCAGCCGACGCGCTGGAAGCGCTGGTTGCAGAGCGTGACCGCCTGAAGGCTGCACTGGAGGTCAAGGAAATGAATGACCACATCAACAGGTTGATCGGGCGGTTGCGCTCTTATTTGATGTCCAACAAATACATCATTGCAGAAGACATTTTTGCCGCAGCCGACACCATCGAAGCCCTGCGCGCAGAGCGCGACCGCCTGATGAGGGAGGTTGATGCGTTGCAGCAGTGGAAAGATGCGGCCAAGGCCGCTGAAGCTTCTTGGGACTTGAGGGAAGTTGGAAAGCTGATCAGCGCCCCGCTTGGTGCCCCTATTCGGCCCGCTATCCAGCCCGCCATCGAACGCCTTGCGGCTGAGAACAAACAACTGCGCGCAGAGCGCGACCGCCTGAAGGCTGCGCTGGTGCGTCTGAGAGATTGCGACTGGGTGATCAGACTGCCCGACCGAATGGACGGCGTTCGTCAAATCGCACGCAAAGCACTGGGGGACAAGGAATGAGTGACGCATTCTTTCAATTGCAGAAAACTATTGCAGAGGTGGGGCGGCTACAAGCCCGCCTGCTCGTTGAGAACCAGCGCTTGCGCGACGAGAACAAGCGCCTGCGTGAACTGGTGAAGGAGATGGAAGACGAGCTGAAAGAAGCTGGCGCCGTGTCGTGGCGCACGCCTGACGATAAGGCCCTAGACGCCGACCTGCTGCGCGAAGACGCGCACGAGCGGAAGCGCCTTGAAAGCGAATACCCGTGGAAGGAATAGGCATGAACCCCTGCCCCCACTGCAACGGTCGTGGTCTTGTCCGCAACAACAAGAAGCTGACGGACGAGCAAGTGCGCCAGATGCGCGCCCAGCTGGACAGCGGGGAAGCGCCCGTCCAAGTCGCACAACGCTTTGGCGTCGCAGTCAGCACCGCGCGGGCCATTCGTGCCCGGCATCTTCGGAAGGAACGCACATGATCCAGCGCACCACCAGATCACAGGTCACGCTTCAGCTTCGAGAAATGAAGCGCCAGGTCCGCATTGCTTTGAAAAAGGGCCACTACGCGAAATACCGCTACGCGAAGAACTGGCTGAAGGCG